CGACACGTCGTTCACGTGTCTATAGTGAGTTGGTACAAAACCTTCCCACTAAAACCGTGCTATACCGCTATGCGGATAACTCGATAGTACCCGGCTGGCCCGACCAAACGGTCGAACAGTCGGCGACGAAGAGTATAGGGGCACAGGTAACTGTGTCGGAGGAGCATTCCGGTTGGCGACAGCTCTTAAAAGATGCTGATAGCCAGGTGGACATCGGTGGCGATTTTGCTACAACGAAGTATTATCTCGAGGGAGTTCCTTTCCTCGCAGATACTGCAACGGAGTGGCAATACGTCACAAATGGGATTTACATGCAGACCTTAATTCAAGGTCCTACATGGCCCATTGATGCTCGGTTACATCAGTTTCCGCCGAGCTTAAGCTCGACGGACTCCCAGCTTGACGCGCTGGGTGCAACTGCTGTAGCGAGATGTCGTCCTACGAATTCGCCAGCGAATGTCGGTGTTGCCATTGGGGAGCTGATCTCGGAAGGAGTTCCGAAGATTGCTGTTTCCCTCTGGAAAAACCGCGCAAAGCAGTTTCACAAAACTGCTAGCGAAGAGTACCTTGGTTTTCAGTTTGGGCTCAAGCCGCTCGGCCAAGAAATTGGCACGTTTGCGGCTCAAGTAGTCCAGTCTGACCGGATTCTCGCTCAGTACGAGCGTGATGCCGGCAAGGTAGTTCGACGTCGCTTCGAATTCCCAACCAAAGAAACAGAAGAGCTTTATACCGAGGACGCGGGATATCCCGTGTATATCGGTGGCCCAGAAGCGGGTTCGTTAAACCCAAATCTGAGCTATGCTCAACTGTGCTCGGTACAAGGTCCTAAGAACCGTGCGCCAAAAGCGCTGGTTCTCAGGTGCGTTTACCTACTATATGCCTTCCTGGTATGATGCCAGGCAGGAAATAGCAAGGAAAGCCTTCCTTGCCAAGGAAATCCTTGGTATTGACCTCGATGGTGAGGTCATTTGGAACCTGATGCCGTGGAGCTGGGCCATTGACTGGTTCGCTAACGCAGGCGATGTTATATCGAATGCGCAAAGCGTCCGTGATGATGGTCTGATCATGCGATATGGGTACATGATGGAACACACCATTGTGAAAGATACCTATATCCGTGAGTACCCCAGAGCATTTCGCTATGGGTTACCCATGTCTTCTCATGTGACATTAGTCACGGAGACTAAACTCCGGAGAAGAGCAAACCCCTTTGGGTTCGGATTAAGCTGGGATGGCTTAGATGCCTTCCAGCTATCCATCCTCGCCGCCCTTGGTATTAAGAAGGGTCGGTGAGGAGCTGTATCTGTGTCAAACGCCAATGGGAGCCAACTTAGCTCCTAGGAGGGACTGCCCATGTCACTACCCGATCCGAATACCATCACGATTTCGGGTCTCGGGGCGGTCGCTCTGCCACGCACAAGCGTGGCGGAAGACCGCTCTGAGTACACGTCGTCGGATGGCCTCGTCCAGCTGATCGCTAGCCATGACTATGGCAAGCGTATCAGGAGGATGGCTCGGCTCGACCTCTCGAAGGTAACGAGTGACCCGTTTAGGCCGTCGGAGAACGTGAAGGTCGGAATGTCCGTTTACACGGTTTTCGATCTTCCGCCCGCCGGCTATACCCAAGCGGATGCGCTCGCGGCATGGATTGGCTTCAATGCCTTTCTCACTGCCTCTTCGAACGCCGTCACCACCAAGATCTTGGGCGGTGAGTCCTAGACATAATGTCTTGGATCTCCCGCCTTTGGTACAAGGTGCGGATGGGGATCTCAGACTGGGCTACTCATGTTGAGTATGCCCGGGCAAAAGATCCTTTTCCAGACGACGTGGCAAACACTCCCCATACTCCCTGGGAGGAGGACTACATTCGTGGTCCTGCTCCTGTCGGGGGGATGGAAGAACGGTCCGACATGGAATTCCCGGTGTATAACCGGAGAATTTCACTAGGCCGTAGGACGTCTGATTACGGGCCCGCTAATCTCATCACGAGGAAGCTCGTGGTGTTAACGGTGCTAATAATCAACGTTTTGTGTTTTGCCGGGGATGCACTTTTTGTGGGAGCGCAAAGCTGCCACTGAAGTGAGGTAGATGCTGGACTTATGAACCAACCACCAGAGGCCTCGTGCCTCAGCAAGGAGAAGTGAGTATGAATCACCCCCTAACTGAGGCCATTGGCCTCCACATAGTAGTGCAATTGGCGATGGACTTCGAAAACGAAGTTCTCGTCAATCCGATGGAATGCGAGAAGACGGCCACCTTTCGGTGGGACGTCCTATCGCTCCTACGGAAGCACAACATCACTGCCGCCGACCTTAGCAGGCCGACGATAGGTGACGGGATCTGGACGGTCCTTCAGTACCTTCGGGGAAACCCGGAGATGCCGTGGAACGTCCTCGTCCTGCTACGTGACTGGGACTCTAG